TCAACATCGCCCGGCAATCCGAGAAGGATGCCCGCGGCGCCATCACGCGCCTGCTCATCCTCGCCGGATACGACCCCAACTCCGACCCGCCACACATGCAGAAGCTGCCCAACTCTCCACGTGAGATGGACGACTGGCGCCCGACGATCGTCTCCAAGACGCTCACCAGCCTGACCTTCGAGAACGGCAGCCACTTCCAGGCGAAGACCGCAACCCGCCACATCGCCCGCGGCGACGCCGTCTACTGGGCGCTGTGCGACGAGTTCGCCTTCTGGCCATGGCCCGAGCGCCAGCTCGCGGCGCTCGAGCACGGCGCCCACAGGGTGCATGTGCCAAGCACGGGCGACGGCGACTCAGACGCCTTCGCCAAGCTCTGCGAGGTCGCCCAGCGCGGGAAGAGCAAGTGGCGCATCCACTTCATCCCCGCCACCGCGGATCCGCGGCGCGACGACGAGTGGTTCCGCCAGAACATCGACGAGGCACCCGATCCCGACCTTGCCAACCGTGAGCTGGCTCGCGACCTCGTGGACGTCTTCCGGCCTCGTGAGGGAGCCTTCTTCAAGTGCTTCAAGCGTGCCCAGAACGTGCGCGACTTCGACGTCGTTCCGGGCTGGCAGACAGAGACTTGCGCAGACTGGGGGCTCACGCACCCGGCGGCACTCTTCCTGCAGATCNCCCCTGCCGGCCAGCCGTTCGTCTTCGACGAGTACCTGCCCGAGGACGTCAGCACGCGCGAGTTCGGTGAGGGCGTGCTCGCGAAGCTCAAGGAGTATGGGCTGCCGGTCCCAAGGAGGGGCCCCTACGCCGACCCCGCCGGCAAGGCGCGCAACACGCAGACCAAGCGCAGNGAGTTCAGCGTCTTCCGCGACCTCGGCATGAGGCCCGATGGCAAACCCTCGAGAGTGAATGACGGAGTCGTGCTGATGGTCGAGTCGATCGGCGACAAGNANCCGGAGAAGCGCCTCATCGTCCACACGCGCTGCACTGGGCTGATCGCTGCACTCGCCAACGTGCAGGCGCTCAGGAGCGACGACAACATCTACGACACCGACCACAAGATCTACTCGCACCCGCTCGACGCCCTGCGCTACTGGCACATCAACCGCTACGGAAAACGAGCGGGTGGCGGGTCGGTGGCCTCTGGCACGGGCGTTCGTAGGGGCGGTCTCTAGGCTCGCAAAGATGGTCAGTAGTCGGCGCGCATCGTCGGCGACGATGGACTCGTGGCCATCACCGACCGAATCTTCGCGCCGGTCCGCAGGGCGTTCACCGGACGTCCTGCTCCGCTGTCTCTAGCCGAGGGCGGCAAGACCCCTGATCCCAAGACCCACGGCAGCTCCTCCGTCTCCTACGGCTCCCCTGACGGCTCCCAGCGGCTCCTGGACCTCGAGCGCCGCTACGAACTGCGCGGCATCCAGGGCGGGCGCACCTATCGGCGCATGCGCCGCGATGACCCGCACATCTACCACCTGCGGCGCGCGCAGAACCTGCCGATCATCGGCGCCGCTGTGCAGGTCGATCCTGCGGACCCCACAGACAGCGACGCAATCGCCAAGCAGGAGTCCGTCGATCGCGCCCTCCTGAAAGGCTCGCTGTGGCAATCATTCGTGCGCGATTGCCTGCTCGATGCTGACTACGGGTTCTCATGCTTCGAGATCTGCTGGTTCAAGGACAAGGTCACGGGCGAGGCGCGTTGCCGGCTCGAACTGCGGCCGACGTCGTCCATTTGGACCGAGAACATCTACGTCCGCAACGGCGCGATCGACCACGTCTTGCAGACACCGATCGATGGCCCCGAGGCCGAGCTCTCCGGCGACAAGATCGTCTGGCTCGCCTACGACAAGGAGGGTGACGGCTTCCAGGGCTCGCCGATCCTGCGGCCGATGTACCAGCCCTGGCAAATCAAGCTCGAGATGATCCTCGAGCTGCCCATCCTCGTGCGCAAGGGCGGCGGCATCCCGGATATCACGACCGATTATGAAGAGACGGACCCGCAGTGGGCCGCGCTCTGTTCGGCGGGGCGCAACTACGCCGTCGGTCCCGAGTCGTTCGTGATCCACGACGATCGCACCACTTTCGACGTGAAGTCCACCTCGGTCAACGTCAAGGACATCCTCGACGCGATCGCTCAGCAGAACCAAGAGATCACCTCCGTCTGCCAGGCGCAGGTCTTCGACCTCGGCGTGAACAAGGCCGGCTCATTCGCCCTTGGCAAGACCCTCGCCGATGCCTTCCACAACGGCGTGCAGAGCCAGGCTGACTACATCGCCAGCGTGCTCAACGCCGACGGCGGCCTCATCCATCAGCTCGTCGACTTCAACTTCCCGACCGACGACAACCGGCCGATCCTGCGCTTCGGCAACGTCGAGACCGTCGACATGCGGGCCATGGCGCAGAGCCTACTGTGGATCAGCCAGGCGTTTGGCAGCATCCCCGACGACGTGCGCGAGTGGGCGCTGCAGCAGATGAACATGCCCACCGGTGACGCTGCCCAGGTCGTCGTCCAGAAGCCCAAGACCGAGCCGTCCGCCCCTGCAGCCTTGCAGCCCACAGGCCAAGGCGCTGACGCGGCGGGCGGCTCCTCTGCTGAGTCCGGCGCCAAGGCCTCTGAGGGCGGGCATCACCACGGACTCCAGCTCGCAGAGATGCGGCAGCCGCGCGGCCCTGAGGTCTACCTGAATCTCGCCGAGCTGGTCGCTCGCTTCGACGACTCGCGCACCGCGGTCCGCGTGGCCACGCAGGCGACCCGCGACGCACTCGCGGCCGAACTCGGACGGCGCGCTCGCATCGCTGCCGACAAGGGGCAGTTGCCAAAGTTCGCAGCGGGCGCGCCGCCCATGGTTGACAAGCTCACCACCGAGATCGCCGCCGTGCTCTCCGACTTCTACGCCGCCGGAAAGCAGCAGGTGGCGGGCGAACTGTCGCGCCAGAAGGCCGGCAAGCCGTGGACGCCTGACGCCGTTGGCGCGCGCATCGCCGCTGCTGAGAAGCCCAAGCTGAGCCCCCAGCGCCTCGCCAAGGACGCCGCGATCGCGCAGCAGGCAGAGATGGCCGCCCGCTCGATCGGCACTCAGACGCAGGCTGCAGCTGCCACCGCCGCCGGGCGCGTGGCCAGCGGCGTTCCCGTCGCCGAGGCCGTGGTCGAGACGGCCATCATCCGCGAGTCTGACGCCGCCGCCCTGCGCTTTGCCGGCATCGTGTCGGACCTGATGAGCATGGGGCGCACGGACGAGATGGCCGCCCAGGCACAGGAGATTGCCGACTACGTCTACAGCGCGTTGCTGGACGGGGCCACGTGCGCCGGCTGCGAGCCGATGGATGGTGAAGTCACGGAAGACGCATCGCTCGCCGAATCGTGGGCGCCCAACCCCGAGTGCGAAGGCGGCGACCGTTGCCGCTGCCTGGTCGTGGCTGAAATCTCACAGGACCAAGGAGCGTCCGCATGAACGGCATCGCCGAACTCTACCGCCTACGCCTCGCCGAGACGATCGCCGCGGGCGACACGACGCCGATGATGGTCTTCCCAATCGGCGAGTGGCACAGCACCCTCTACCCGGACCTGGCGCTCACCGAAGACCTCGCCAACGAGATGATCGCCAACTTCGAGGCGGGCATCCTCGGCACCGAGCCCGTCGTCGACTCCTCCGGAAAGCACGACACCTCAGTGCCGGCGGCCGGCTGGGTGAAGCGCGTCTACCTCGCCTCGTATGAGGAAGGCGACGTCACCGGCCTCGCGCTCTGGGCGGACGTGAAGTGGACGGGCTTCGGCGCGGCCATGCTTTCCGATGATCAGTACAAGTACGGCAGCGTTGAGATCGGCCCCGTCACCCTGAACGACACCGGCGAGAAGGTCGAGAACGTGCTGCGTTCGCTGACCCTCACGAACACCCCCGTCCTGCGGCTCATGCCCGGCGTCAAGAACGCGGCCGAGAAGCAGCGCGCCGTGGTGACGCTGTCGCTGTCGGAGGTCACCTTGGCCGCCGCGCGGATCGACCCGGTGGCGGCCATCCTCGACGATATGGATGCCCTCGCCGCCAAGCTCGACGCGGCGCTCAAGGGCAAGCTCGGCATGCCTGCCATCCGCACGATGCTCAAGGAAGTCCGCACGAAGGCGAGTGCGCACAGTCTCGCCGAGGCCGGTAGCACAAACGACCAGCGCGAGGCGCTCGAGCAGGCACTCCAGAACGTCTTCGGCGCCATGCACGAAGGCCTCTACGTCGAGGACTTCGGCCCTGACTGGGTTGTCTTCCACACCTGGTCCGCCGGGGCGAGTGAAGGCCATTACTACCGCGCCACCTACAGCGGCACCACCTTCGGCCAGCCGGTCGAAGTCGAACGGGACACCACCTACGTCCCCGTTACCGACAGCAGCCCCGCCGGGGCGCAACCCGCCAGTTCCACGGCCCTTTCGCAGCGCGCGAAGGCCACGGAAGGGCACGGCGCGCACCTCGCTGAGGGCGACGCTGCAAGGAAGGGAGTTGACACCCCTATGAACCCCAAGACCCTGAAGACGCTCCAGCTGTCCGAGGTCGCCGACGACGTCGCGATCGACGCGGCCGTCATGGCTCTCGCCGAGGACCGCGACGCCGAGAAGGTGCGGGCCGAAGCGGCCGTGACCAAGCTCGCCGACGTCGAGCAGGCCAAGCGCGCAGGCGAGGTCGAGGTCGAGCTGGCCGAGATCGAGAACGCCGGCAACCTGAAGCCCGGCGAGAAGGCCGAGTTCGTCCTGCAAGCGGCAGAGAAGCCCGAGGTCTACGCCTCGCGTCTCGCCGATCGCAAGGCGCTCAAGCCGAACACGATCATCGACAAGTCCGTGCACGGCAGCGGCCACGAAGGCGACGGCGGCAGCACCAAGCGTGCGGACGTCGAGCTGTACGAGCTCGCGACCCTGAAGATGGCCGAGCTCAAGTGCGACTACGGCGCGGCAGCCAACCTCGTGCTCTCCGAGAACAAGGGCGGCGTCGCCGACCGCTACCGCGATCTGACCACCGCAGGAAGGGAGGGCTGACCTCATGGCAACGCTTTTGCCTACTGGCATCCCGATCAGCAAGACCTACGAGGCGGGCACCAGTCTCGCCACCTACCAGTACCGCATCGTCAAGCTGTCGGCGGCCGGCAAGGTCGTCCTCGGCACCGCGGCCTGCAAGTGCCACGGCGTGGTCCTCGATGACAACGCCGAAGCCGGCTACAACGCATCGGTGGTGACGCTCGGCGAGACCCCTGTCTACGTCGACGCGACCACGGCGATCGCAGCCAACGACCGCATCGCCTGCGGCGCCAACGGCGTCGGCGTGAAGATCGCCGCGACCGCCGCGACCAAGTGCGAGTTCCTCGGCACCGCCATGGAAGGCCTGGCCTCCGGGACCGGCACCATCATCGTCGACGTCCTGCCCGGCGTCGTCACCAATCCCGCCTGAGAGGGGTGAACTGAGATGCCACGCCCGAACGAAGTCCATGTCGACGTCGCTGTTTCTGGCTTCACACTCGACTACTACAAGATCCTGGCAGCCGACTACATCGGCCCTCAGGTCGCTCCTGTGTTCAACAGCTCCAAGCAGTCCAACCTCTACTACGTCACCAAGCGCCAGAGCCGCCTGCAGGACATCCGCAGGGCTCCCGGCGACGTCTATAAGACGGTCGACTGGGGCTACTCCGACAGCTCGTTCTTCTGCACGGGGTATGGCGTCGCGGTGCCGATCCCGAAGGAACTGGTTGCCAACGCCGATCCGGCGCTCAACGTCGACATGGACGCGGTCGCCGCGGTCATGGACACGGTGATGATCAACGCCGAGAACCGCATCGCCGGCCTCATCTTCAACGACGCCGTGATGACCTACGGCGATGCGCTCGTGGGCACCGCGCAGTGGGACGACAGCGCACCGGATCCGTGGGGCTGCCGCAAGATCGCGAACGCTGCCGTGCGTCCCAAGATCGGCCGCAAGGTCAACACGATGGTCATCAACGACGACACGTGGGAAGTCCTGCGTGACCTGTCTGTGGTGCGCGAGCGCATCTATGGCGACGGGCCGCAGGGCGTGCCGACGATCGCTCAGGTGGCCGCGATTCTGGGCCTCGACCAGATCTGGATCGGCAAGGCCTCGAACTTCGACGAGACGACCCAGGAGTACATCGACCTGTGGGGCAACTATGCCCTCTTCGCCTACTACCCGGTGAGCGTGAACGACAACATGGGCCGCATCACGGTCCCGGCGCGCACCTTCGTCTGGAACGTCGACGGTGTCGGTCGCTTCCAGATCTCGGCGCCGGTGTTCGACGCCTCGCGCAAGAGCGACATCCGCTACGTCGACGACTACACGGACGAGAAGGCCGTGTGCCCCGAGGCTGCCTACCTGTTCAGCGACGTGCTGGGCGGCTGATCACCACTCGCCTGGAGGCCGAGACTGCTACCCACGGCCCGGCCTCCAGGCCACAACTAGGAGAAGGCGATGCCCTACATCGTGAAGGCAGGCAAGAGAGTCATCTACGGCGACTCAGGCGGCGTGCACCATCGCTTCGCTGCCGGCGAGATCGTCGAAGGCGCGGAGCGCGGTGAGCTCGAGCGCTGCAACGCCGTCGAGTGGATCACCGACAAACATGCTGAGGCGCTCGCAGAGACCGACCTGCAGCGCAAGAGCAACAAGCGGCTGCGCGAGATGTGCGCCGAGGCGGGCCTCGAGGCCAACCCGCGCATGAACAAGGACGAGCTGATCGCTCTGCTCGAGGACGGTACGTCAGGCCAGGGCGGCGACGAGTAAACACCGTGGACTACTGCACCCTCGACGACGTTTCCCCGCTCAACAGCGCGATCGGCGAGCTGTCCGATGAGACGGCGCTCACCACTGCGGGCGCCGGCACTCTCATCACGCAGGTCAGTGCCGAGCTCGACGGACGCCTGCGCGCCAAGGGCTACCTGATCCCGGTCATCGACACCGAGGCGCTGGCGACCCTGAGGGCGTACTGCATGTCCGGGTCTGCGGCGCGCATCCTGCGTAGCCTCTTCCCGGCGGCTACGGGCGTCGGTGGGGACGGCGGCGCGGCTGCGGCCCACGAGAAAGCATACGCCGACGGACTCGCGCTGATCGACAGGGGCGGGCTCGCGGCAGACATGGTGCTCTCTGGGGGCTGCAACGTCGCTGACGGATTCCCGCGCCACCACCACCACCGTCACTACGACGATGGCCGGTGGTACTGATGGCCACCGTCTCCCGCCAGAGTGCCGGCGTCACCTTCGACCTGCGCACGGAGCCGCCGCTCAAGGAGTTCCAGTTCAAGATGTCTCGCTTCAGCGAGGGCATCTCCGACTGGGGCGGCGCTCTGCGCGCCTACGGCGAGCTGTTCAAGCGCCAGATGGGCGAGCAGTTCGAGACCGAGGGACGCGCCTCGGGTGCGACCTGGGCGCGTAACGAGCCGGCCTACGCCGCCTGGAAAGCACTCCACTTCATCCACTCGCACAAGGTCGGCGTGCTCACCGGCGCCCTGCGCTCGAGCATGACCGGCGGCGGCGGCTACTCCGAGACGATCACGAAGACCAGCGGCAGCTACGGCATGAGCGAGTCGAGCCCGGCGAAGTCTTACGGCATGACGTTCGCTGAAAAGCGCCCCGTCATCCGCATGCCCGCGAAGTGGGGCACGCAGTATCAGAAGCTCACTCACGCTTGGCTCGTCGCTGAGGAGCGCAACTCCATGGGCATCGGCGGCAGCGGCCTGGCCGGCACCGTGCGCGCCGGCGGCGGCTTCGGCAACCTGCAGAACGTGAACCTCAAATGAGCATGCCCGGCATCGAACAGGTCCTCGTTCAGATGAAGGCCAAGCTCAGGGACGACCTGCCCGCCAAGGTCGCCGCTCTCAACAGCGAGTACGCCGACGCCGTCGATCTCGTGGCCCCGAACGATGCCAGCTATTGGTTCGTCTTCGACCCCCAGGACGAAACCGAGCTGGCGATGGTCACCTTCCCCGCGGTCGTGCTGCGGCCTGAGCCGGAGAGCGTCACAGACGAGCCCTCGCTGGACGATGAGTACGGCATCGAGCACGCGGTCGAAGTGGCCTTCATCGTCGGCTATGACGCCCGCGAGCGCCAAGAGACGCGGCTGCTGCGCTACATGCGCGCCGCCAAGGAGATTCTCGGGCCCCAGGCCTCGCTGGTCTGCGGGCAGTGCCGCTACCACGGCGGCGGCTTCGCGCGCACCTGGACGACCAGCAACGGCATCGTCCGCGACGTGGCCCTCATGTTCACCGTCAAAACCTACCAGCGTGCTGAGTAAAGGAGTGCAGCAATGAAAGCGATCACCTGGCCGAAGTACGCCGGTGAGCGGCGACACTTCCCGGGCGTACCGTCCCCCAAGGACGGCTACGGGCCGGGCGTCGAGT